GTTGTGCTGCATAAGCATCCATTGCACGAACGTTTACGTATCCCGTTCCTGCATTAGTAACGCTTGTTGCAGTTGCAACATCTACACTAGATGCTAATGTTCCTGCTGTTGCTGAATCCTGTACACGAACATAAGAGTCTGCTACAGACAAAACGTTTGTTTTTACAGTTGTTCCAGCATAGATAGTTTTAATATCAATAGTAGAAGTAGTTGATCCAACCTTCTTCTTTTGAGTTACCGTTACGGTACCTGCACTATTAACAGTCAACTTAACATTTGTTGGCAGTGTAACTGCTGTTGATGTTGTTGCTGTAAATGTAAATGTCTTACCTAAATTAGTAAGTGTTGCTCCCGTAGGGTTTGATCCTGCTGCTGTGTAATCAGTAAATGTTGCTGGACCAGAAATTTCTAGCGATAGATTGTCGTCTGCAGTAGCAGCCAAGGTATCGCTTGTTGTTAATGCAACAATTGCGTTAACTCCAGCCTCTGCCTTGGTTGTGTCTGTTAATACGGTTACACCACGTGCACCAGCAGCAAGTGAATCAGATAATACATATCCGTTTGTCACTGCAGCAGAAGCCTGTGGAATTGCAACCAAAAATGTGCTTGATACGGCTGCAGCCATAACTAAAGCGATTTTTTTGAATGAATTCATTTGTTTCCTTTTCTTTATAGTAGATTGAATCTATCCAGATAATCTTTTACATCATCTGGCATAGACTTTAATTGTATCACATTGTTGCTGTTTGAGTCAAGTGGATCCTTTGGTCTATCTCTAAACGTATGAATCTCTATCTCCTCATTTGTATTTTTTGGGGTATGTGATATAGCCCCAAATATTGCTCCACACACAGCATCTGCCAAGTCCTTGGAAGATTTTCTTGGGTGGTCAACTCTATTGTTTTTCATAATTTTTAACTCTGTTAACTCTTCAAACAAGAGTTCAATTGCAGGCATTATTAGTCTTTCTTCATATACTAGCATAGCCATATCTTCATAATGTTTTTTTGCAATAGAAACAGTTTCGGTTCTAATTCCAACTTGTTTTAATTCATTCTGAATATCAAATGACTGCCAACGGTCAAACGAAACCATTCCAATATCAAAACCTTGTCTACGTAAATTCTGAATCCACAATTTTACTTCAGAAAGATTTACTGGGCCTTCAACCTTTGGCTCCCAATATACTACTGCATCTACTACAACTACAGGTGCTACTTGCTGATAATCTTTAATTACCTGAATATTTACCCATTTTTCTACGTGTGCAATCGCAACCGCACACTTGTCATGCTTTTGTGCAAGGTCGGCATGGATATAATATTTTTTGTTTGGATCTGGTTTAAATGTTTCGTCAAATCTTTTATATGTATCTATTGGGTTTCTTAAAGTCATACATGCTCTTATTTTTTCTACCTGCTTAAAAAATGCATCAGTAGAGTGTGTTGGAACACATGCAAAGCGTTGCATAGCATCACCTAAGTCTGTCATAAATGCAATTTTAAAATCATCGATCTTGCGAGTAGGATTAACTTCCCATGTTGGACGTTTAAGAGCAAATACTCCTGGATACTTGTATGAAATAATTGCATCCTCATCCCACTCAATTTCAAAAGAATTACCTTCCATATCTTCTGGCAAATCTTCATTAATAATAAACTTATGTGTCTTATGTATAACATCTTTTTCTAAAATAACTTTGTCATATTGTGTTGAAATAAAGTCTCCAGGGTAACGAGGAAATGAAAGTAGTGCAACTTTTCCAAGGTCAGGAAAACGAGAATCTACTGAAGCACGAAATGCTTTATAGATATTCTCAGCAGTCTTTCCTTGGTCATTTCCAGTACCAACTTGATTTGCAAAACCAGAAATTTCATCAAGAACTGCAAGGATCAAGTTTAAACCCTCGTGTGATTCTCTTTCTGAGTGACCAGAGTAAACAGTAATAGCATTATTAAACTCAATGCTTTCTGCTTTTGGATTATACTTACCAGCAAACCATGGAGACTTTTCAATTTTTGTTTTAAAACCTTTAAAAAATACATTCTTAGCCTGTTGTGCGTTAATAGCAACGTTAATAATATCTATAGCATCTCCAGATGGCTTTCCAAAATATTTTGCTGGGTCTTTTAAACATAGAAGTTTGTATACAATATATGCACACGCTACTGTAGAGGTGAAGTCTTTACCAGATCCCTTGCCAAGTTGCAGAATAACCTCATTCTTTGTATACTTTTTATAATATCTTGAACCTTCTTCTTGGCCCATTAGATCAATCAAATCTTCTTTTTTATATATTTGACTCATTGCTTCAATAATGTCATATTGAATTTGAGATAGGGGTGGTTGGCCTAAAAAATCTTTGCCTTCAACAAAAGTAATTGCATCAACAGGAGTTTCTTTAAAGTTATTGTTTTTAAGTACTTCTAGAAACTCATCATACATCTGAAATTACCGTTATAACTTCGTTTTCTTTTGATATCATAGAAAGTTTACGCATAATTAAATCACGAACTTCTGGATGTGACGATGCTATATCTCTAAGTATTCCAACAAGAACCTCTTGTCTATTTTCAATCTCTAACATTTCATCTGCAAGTTCTTTGTTTTCTAATAGACCAGCCTTTTGTAACATATCAATACGCTTAGACTCAATATCCATAACAAGTTTGATGGCTGCTGTTTTAGCGCTAAGGTTGTTTGTCATTGATGCTTCATCAATAACCTCATATGATTTTGATATTAGTTTGCTATAGTGAGTGTCTGCTCCAGAAAGCGCTTCTTTTGCACGAGCACGGATAGCAGCACTATTAGATGCAGTAACCTTCCATTCATCAATATACGCAACAACACGTTGTCTTGGAATGTCTAGTTGTTTTGAAATTACTGTTGGGTCGTTTCCTTTTAAATATTCTTCAACAACGTTATTTACCTGATCAAGGTGTTTTACTAAATCTTCTTCAGTTGACATGCTTGCCTTCTAGCCTATTAATTTCATCTTTAATGTAAAATATTGCTTTTTCAAGGTCTTGTATTGTTTTTGATTCATCTTTAAGTCCTGCTCTCCAAAGGTATTTAAAGGCATTTCCAATATTAAAATTACGATGGCGAGTTATTTCTATACATTCAATACCAGAAGGATCTGAAGTATAGTGTAATGGGTTATTAACTTGATCAACAGTTATGTTAAGATTCTCACTCATCATTATTCTCCCAATCAAATACGTCTGGTAAGTCTTTTAATGTAGATAGTGCATATGTAATTCCAACTGCCCCTACAATTGCTAAGGCTAAAATAATTTTATTTTTATTCATCGTCTAGATTTCCTTAATTTAAATTTTGCAAGGTATACATATATAGTTTCCACTGTACATCCACACTCTTTAGCAATGTCTTCTGGAGTCTTTTTATCTAAAACGTAGCGTTTACGAAGCCAAGACTCACTTGTATATAGTTTAGCAGCCATGGCTTTATTTGTCAACCTCTTTTTCATTAATATCATAATTAAATCTATTAGAATTTTCTAGTATCCACTTATCTTGATTTTCAACATCGTATTTTCTTTCATTAATTATCCTATCAATTAAATAGTCTTTTTCAAGAGTAAATGATGGCTCATATACACGAACTCTATTGTTTGGCTGGATGGCAAAATTTCCATCATCTCTTTGTATAACATGACCACATTTGTGATCTGCAGGGCTTTCAGAGTACCCATCGTCTAAAACATTTGTGTCTGGGTTATGCCAATCCAATGTAAATAAGTATGTTCCTTTCTGCATTGTTTTTGTTCTGTCTATATAAGACATTCTAAGGTTTGTTAAATTTTCAAATCTTGTTACGGCAACGTGGTGACTAAAAGAATTCCATAACACTAGATTGTGTAGGTCAACTTCAGGAACTCCTGGCTCTGTACAGAAGGCAGAAATTGGAAGTCTCCACCACAATCCACCATCTGGCATCATAATATGAAACAGTGGACTTCTAGACTTTAAACTTGAAACACCAAAAATAACACACTCGAAATATTTATCATGGCTGTCTTGATGATTTCTTAAATAATTTCCTCTTACATAACAGTTTATAGGTGGTATGTTTGCATTTAACTCTGGCATTATATATTTATTTTCCAATTCATTGTCTTGGGACCTTGATCAATTAACTCAAACATCTGCTGTTCAAATTGTTTTCTTAGTTGCTCATACAGTTTAGGATTAACTTCTTTTAGTTTGTCTGTAATAGAATATAACATTTCTCCAGTATTACTGTCAATACTTGATATCTCTAAAGCATTTTGTAAAACTAGATGCTCTATCATTGCTTCTGTTCTAATGTCCATTTTATAAAAACGCCTTCTCCCAGTTATGCATTGCCCAGTGGCCGATTCCACAAGCATCTGCTACATCATTATCCGTAATAACCTTATCATATTGAACATTAATAAATTTAATAGTTCTTTGCTTTCTTAATTCTCTTTCATATGATTTAAGCCAAGAATCTGATTTTTCTGGATTTTGTGATCGAATAAATAATTTTTCATCTTTAGAAATCTTTTTGTTGCCAATGAAGTTTTGCCATGTAATTGGTGCAACCTTTCCTATTGTTTTTGTTCCAGATTGCCCTGCTGCTCCAAGAATAGCACCCTGAACTAGTGCAAGATCTGCAGCAGTCTTAGGACTATTCATAAATACAGTATGCTCAATTACTATTGCTTCAAACCCATCATAATAATCAAAAAATGCCTTTACTTTTTGACCAGCATCCATTACCTTTTGATATGTGTCATTTCCAGAAAAGTTTATCTTTCCAACAGTGCTCAATATTTTTTCTTGAGTGTTAAACAAAGCAAAAGCAAGACTATTGGTACTAGCATCTATAGAACAAATGGTCTTTGGAATAATTTCTAAACCCCACTTATTTTTTACCATTACCTTTTCCTTTTATCTCTTTTAGTGCTTTTTGAACACTGCTTGGATTTACATTACATAAAACACAAAGATTTTCATCATTATACATAGATAACTGAGATCCACATTGTTTGCAAGATCTTTCCTTACCCTTTCTTTTTTGCCTCCGAGTGGCAATATATCTTTCTGCAATCTTTTGTTTTGTAGCATCTTCTCTACAGGTTGGAGAGCAATATATTTGATAACTTATATCTGAGTTAAACTCAGTGTCACACCAACTACAATGCTTCGTCATTCAAAGGCTCCAAGGAATTAATCTTAATATCCCCTACCTCTGCTGACGCACACGCTTTTTGAATTGGACAGTTTTTACAGATCTTAGAATTTGATCTATAATTTTTTTTAGGTAGAGTCCTATCTACCCAAGCCTTTCTAACTGTCCTCATCCAATCAAACGCTTGGTCTACCCACCTGCGATAGTGATCATTTACTTCTACTGGCAAAATTAATAACTCATGATTATTTTTATTTTCATAAATTAACACAGCCTTTGCCTTTTTTAAAATTTTCATATAGATTAACAATTGAATAAGGTGACCAGTCTTTGGCTTCATGTGTGCCTTACGGTATTCAAAACCTTCGTTCATCACTGTTTTAATTTCACCAAGCAGTGGCTCTCCCTGCCAGTTAAGCATAACGTCTCCATAGCCAAAAATTGGTGGATCAGAGTGTGTAATAGTAAATTCTGAATCAATTAAAAAATCTGGAACATTTCCCATAGCAGATTGAATTCTTTCATGCGATTTAGTTCCTGCTGTCATATTAGCAGCGCCATAGGCATCTGCATTGTCCTCAAATGTCTGACCATCAAAGGCTAAGTACCAGTATCTTGGACATTCTCCATGACCGTAGGCAATTGTAGATGGAGCAAAAGTTTTCTTTTGCGTATGTTTATCAATTCTGTTAATTGTATAACCACTTTTTATCATATCAGTTAGTCCAGCAACATCTATTGAATGCACGGAGGAACTTCCTTTTTAACCATAATCTGCTGTAATAAACTTTTTGTCATTTTTTACTCGTTTCTATTAGTATAAGTATAGCAGATTAGCGTGTAATATATTTTAGTGCAGACACTAAATTGTTTAGTGATTCTGCTGCAGTGTAATAAAGATTCTTTTTCCCACGATCTGACTTGTCTACATTAGCCATCCATGTTGCCTTGAAAGCCATCTTTGCTGCAATAGCCTGAAGACGCACAATTTCAATATGTGCTACATTTAAAGGAATATCTGGCTTAACAATAATCTTAGCAATAAATGTAAGCGCTGCAGTAAGTTCCTCGTCTTGCATATAGTCTGCAATTTCTGAAAGACCATTTACCATATCAATTGTTGTGTTTTCGTTTTGCATTTTTTATCCCATCTAGTAGTTCTTTATATGCCCCTGATATTTTTTTCAAAGACTCTTCTTTTTTGGTAAAATTTTCTTTATGCTGTAAAAATACTGGATCCAAGTTCCATTTTTTAATTTTTTCTTTTTTTAATTCTAGTGATTTAGTAACAAAGTCTAAATCTTCAAAATCTTTTTTTGTTGAAAAATGCATAGTTAAAATTTCTGTGTGGTCTACTTCTTTAAATAGTACTGGCTCTCTCCAGTGTGCTTGACCTGCACCCCAAAAAATAAGAAGGTCTCCATATTCAAGACTAAAACTTTTATCTTCAATTACTATTGGCCAGTCAATGTTTGTATACAATTGAAAGTACATCGTAAGTTTAGAAAAATAATTGTCTAAGTCGTAGCGAACTGGAAATTTTGGATTTGCATTTATATTATGTTTTTTGCTATAACTAAAATAACTGTTACGGTACATAAATACCTCTTCACCAACTATTTTTGAAGCAAAATCTTCAAGTTTTTCTTGTATAGTCTCTGGGTACATTACTTCTATTTGCATTCGTGCTATAGGTAACAAAACAAATGCAGAATAAAACTCATCTAAATCTTTAGCCTTTTTTTGATATTTTACTATTGCAAGTAAAGCCTCTACTTCTTCAGCAGTAAGAAAACCTTTTATAACTTGTGGAACTATTTTATTTTTTGGTTCGTATCCCGTGTTTATAACTTTGTTAGATAACATTATTTTTATCTAACAACTTTGTTATCTAATTTATTTTCTTTAAAGTATTTAGTTTTCATTTCAACTAGGTGTTTAATTCTTTCTTTTCTTTCTTCTTCATTTCTTGCTTTTAAATTTAATTCATTATAATCTTTTAAATTAGAAA